TTATAATCCGTAAGCTTTATATCCTAAACTTTGATTTATGTTTCGATTAATTCGTTGTACAACAGGTGATTTTTGATGCCCATTTGGATCTAGTATTCCTAATTCACCAGCTCTTTTTAATGCTTGAATAAGAAGTTCACTGTTTCCGTTACTGCGAAGTCGACGTTCTTCTTCTGCTGACATGTGTATCACATTATCTGGATTAATGGGTTCAGTTGCATTTTCCATCATATTTCTAAAATCTTTACCATCTAAAGTAACAATATTATTTTTTTCCTCTAATACATGTCCTTTATATCCATAAAGAGATCGAAGCATCCAAAGTTGACGATTAGAATTAAAATTTGCAATCTGTTCTTGGTTTAATCCACTCAACATTATTCTCACTCCTTTTCTATTTTATTGATGTGGAATGTTAATAAAAGCATTCATAGTATTCCAAGGATAATTCATTGAAGTAGATTGACAACGATATTCAACAGAAGAACCACTAGGGATTTTCACATCAGAATCAAAATATACAACATGGTAAAAACCATCTACAATAGTATCACCTTCAAAATCAATAGTTGATGTTTCTATAAGATAAGTTGGATCGTTATAAGTTATTTGTTCTGCACCTAACCATTGGAAATAATGCCCATACCCTATTTCTACAACTCCAACTCCAGTGATTCCTCTAACAGGTGCAGAGGTTAATTCATTATTAATATATTGGATTTGTGGCGTTGTAGTTTCAAGATCCCATCCTACTTGATCAATATATAATGCTGTAACCGGTGGCGCAGATCCTGTTATTGAATTTGTTGTAGCCATCTCTTTACGAATTTCAGAGACTTCTTCTTGGGTTACAGGATTTATTACCCAATCAGGATGTTCTTTTTTGAGATTTTCAATAAAAATAGAAGAGTTTTCTTCAATTGGAGTTGCTGCTTCAGTAGTATTAACAACTACCAAGCTCAAACATAAAGTAAAGAATGCCAGTATAAATTTTTTCATCTTTTACTCCTCCTTCTTTTTTAAGAAATAAAATGGAATAAACTCCCATATTATTTATCGACTTCATTATGCAAATTTTTATAATTTTAACCAAAAAAATTCAACATATTTTAAAATTTTCCCGATTGCAGGATATAAAAATAGGAACAAATGTACGATTTTTATACAAAATAAAAAACCCTGCCACTTGGCAGGGATTATACTATGATTGCTGGATATCCTTTTTTCTTCAATTCCTCCGCAAGCCGTTCTGCGTTTTTTCTGTCGCTGAATGCCCCGACTTGCACGCGATATAATTTTCCGTCAGACACTTTTTGTTGTGGCTGTGATGGTGTTGAGTTTACTTTTTTCTTTAAGCCGAAGGCTTTGACAATACCTTGCACGTGGCCATATGCGATTTGTTGCAGGAACTGCTCTGATTTCAGTTTGGCAGCGTCGTTGGCGTTGTCGATGAACAGGTTTTCTATGAGAATCGCTGGCATCTTCGTTTCACGCAACACCGCATAGTTGGCGCGTTTTTTGCCACGGTCAGTCACATTGATCGCTTTCACGATCTCGGCGTGAATCACATTTTGATATGCGATTGTTGCTGAACTGACGTTTCCGTTGTAGATGTATGATTCAAATCCTGTTCCGCCGCCAGCGTTGATGTGAACGGATAGGAAGAAATCAGCGCCCGCCCTGTTTGCGATGGCCGCACGCTCCGAAAGCTCAATGAAACGATCATCCGTCCGTGTGTAGATGATCTCTACACCCTCGTAGTCTTTGAGCATGTCACCAATTTTTTTGACGATATTCAATGTCAAATCTTTTTCACGCAAACCATTCCCTACAGCCCCACTATCTGTTCCACCATGTCCAGCATCAAGAACAATTTTTGTCACTGTGAATCCCCTCCTATCAAGATAATCCGTGTTTCTCCAACACTTCTTTTTGTTTGCGTCCCTTTTTGCTCAAATAGTTATTTTTCCAGCCCATGTACAGCGCATAAATTCCAGAAACAACAGCAACAACATCATTGACCAAATCATCAGGGATTGTTTGATAACCAAGCATATTTAACACAGCGTTGATAACAGCAACGATAAGAAAAACAAAACGAATAGTACTTGCTTTATCCATCTTATACACCTCCTTTCAATGCTGCAAAAACAATGGCTACGATTCCCCCAACCACTGACACAATAATTGCGTTCGTGATTGTTCGTCGTAGCCATTTTGTATCGTCCTTGATTGCTCGAATGTCATCGCGCATATCTTTGATATTTGCTTCCGCGACCGCTAGACGGGTTTTGACGTCGATCATGTCATCACGGAGCATTGTCACATCAGATTCCAGTTTTGCGACACGTTGTTCCATCGAATCACACCTTTCATTTCCGTACTTCCCCACTAATTTGAGCCAATTCTTGTTTCAATTTTTTCACCAACGTTGGCCGGCTTTCACCGAATGTCGCCTCGATTTGAAAGCCGCCAGGCTCATAAATTTCTTTTATCTCGGTTATACGAGCATCACGTGTTACGCCCCACTCTCGATTTTGAATGGTCACTATATCGCCCAGGTCATAGTCTTTTTCGTACTCGAATGGTGAGTTGGTAAGAATCTGACCTTCAAGAAAGAATTCCTGGGCGAACCCCGCTAACTTTTGTTGTCCTCTCTGTTGCAACTTTGCGATGATCTCTGATTCTGGGAGTGCTTGCTGATTTTCGTCTTCCTCCGCTATATCTCTAGCATCAATGAAGGTTTTAATTCGAAAAAGTCCTTCGGCTTCTCCGACTTCAACTACACGTCTTTCTTCTCCTTCCCCTTGTCCTGCGATATAGCCATAGTTCTTGTAGTTATAGTCAGATTCAACAAAACTCAATTGTTTCAGACTCTCGAATTGCGGACTAAAAATAACAGGCGGATTCTCTGTCTGATTGACCGTGAGATTCCGCCCTTCAAATACATCGAATATCCATTTTTTCTGCTGAAAGTCGAGAATAACATCCCATCCAAGCCCGCTAACTTTAGATATTTCGGTCAGTTCTTCATCAAGTTTTTTGAAACGCGATTCCCAACTGATTGTCGAGCCACGCTGCTGATCAGAAGCAAGAACAATCATGTCAATTTTCCGTTTCACATCAACCGGATTGACGATGTGATTGTTCACGTAATGCTTCATGACCGTTTCAGCCGGACCATTTGTTCGGTCGTGACTGTCGTTGGCAGGGGGAACAACAAGCCGTTGCGCCGTGACTCCTTTCAGAGCAATGCCTTTTATCAGCCAGTTTTCTGTTTTCTTGCCGTTCTCATCAAGTTCGATTTCACGATGCCGAATGATACCAACCTTGTTCCTGCTTGCACCGAGCATGATGAGATTGCCGCGTTGCAGGAGCTCCGTATGTCTTTTGTGCCGGTTAATACGCAGCTCAAATTCCCCGACTTCGTGCCATCGCCTTGTGAATAGCAACGATTCATAGTTGTAAATTTCAGACAATAAATCAAGTTGAGGCGCTAAAATCCGGATTGGTTTCATGGGTCACCTCCAAAAAAGGGTTAAGGCGAATTCTAATTCGCCTTAACCCTTTTCGTTGTACTTTTCCCATAAATAATTTAGCCACTTATCAATTAATTTATTAATTAAAGTAATTGCTTCATCCAGTTTCATTGGATTCTCTGGAGGTTGGCTCTTCAAGTAACCATGTCTAGCCTCCAGACCGCTTGCCTCCGGATGGTTAGATGTATGTTTGAATAAGTCAAGCTCATGTTGTGAAATCCAACCGTTAAGTTTACCTTTTTGATCACCTTTAATAATTATTTCATAGATATTAGACAATACTCTCCACGTTTTAAAATCCGGACGATTGGCTAGAAGCATAACTTTTTTCACATTTTCGTTTTGTTCCATAAGTTTTGTAATTTTCATTATATCGTCGATATTAGATCGGGATATCCTTTTACGTACGTATAGACTCGCTTCAATTGAAGACATTGAAAAATTGATAGTGCCGTCTGGTGCTAATTCTTCAACTTTATCAATATAAAAATTAAGCGGATACTGAAAAATATAAGCCATGCCTGAACAAACATTTATTACTTTTCCCCATGCTAAATGTTGCGCAGCCATCATGTTCTCAGATTGCACTGTTGTTTGAGCATATAGTACGTTATCTGAATAAAAAAAATTAATATCCTCGATAGAAAAAGGTTCATCAAAATTGATGATCGAATCAAGTCTAAAAGTTATCCTATACTCGTTCTCCATCATCAACAACTCCCATATTTTTTGAAAATATTATGTCATCTTTCAAAGTATCAATCCCTGCTTTGAGCAGCTAGACACTTTGAAATGGCATATCTATTTTGTCGCAGTATCATCCTACTTCGCATAATAAAAGGACAACGTCTACAACAAGTTGTCACAATTAAGAAAATATAGCCCTTTATTTATCCTAAAATTAAATTAATGCAACATAAAAACAACAAAATCTGCATGAATTTTAAAAGTTAATCATCATAATTCCCCTCTGAATAGTAATTTTAAAAAAACAGCAATCCACTTTCCTATAGATATTATGAAATTATGAGTTGCTTCAAAACATGCTAATAGAAATGTTAAAAAAGTTATAACATCAACCTTTGGGAAATTGTTATTTTTTAACACTAAATAAATATAAGTTGCTAAAAATCCATAAAAAACAAATTTGAATGCATTCAATATGGTTTCATCAAAGATAAATTCTTCAGGTTCTTTAACGAATCTATAAATGATTGAGATTATAGCTATTCCTACAGATATTTGTATAACATCAGTCATTATCCCCGAATCAATTTTCAATACGTCTAATTTAATTTTAAACATCTCCCTTCTATATTATTAGTATCGGATAATATTTTAAAAATTTAACACTTTTTCTAATCTCCTTAAATATACTACTTGGTAATCAAATCTCCGCGATCCTTAGAAATTAAATAAACGTCAATCCCTTCTTTTAGATCAGGACGACGCTGGATTACGTAATCATATGTGTACGCTCCATCAATAATTCGTTGTGCAAGGTAAGCAGCCATATCACATTCCTCCCAATAGTAAATCGTCTAATGCTTGTTGCATTAATTCAATTCGATTTTTTAGTTCTTGGTTTTCCTGTTCCATTAGTTGCAGTTTTTCTTCCGGCGTTAGTGGTCTGTCAACGTATTCAATAAAAAACTCATCGTTAGTTGGATTGTAATACATCTTCGACATTTTTCCGACTCTGTATTCTGAAACGGGTAAATCTTGTTCCGTTTTGTTAGTTATCATTTCGTTTTCTTTTAACGGCTCATTTTCGTCAAACTCAAAAAATATTGCTCCGACTTCATATTTTTGTGGATTAACTTCTTTATAAATGAACTTTAACATGTTAAACACCCCTTATCCTTTTATTTTAAAATAGATATTTGACCTTTTTAGAAAACCAATCATCGGTACAACAATGTTATATCCATTTAAACAATAATTTTGACCTTCGGTGAATCGAACCGAACCCCCAAAATCCCCCAGTGTAAATAACGTTCCAGATAAGTCAGGTTTTACTGCGGTTAATGCACCACTGACGTTTGTTACAATAGCATTTTCTTTTGGAATATACTCAGAACCATTTACATATTGTCCACCACAATAAAATTTATATAAAGCATTGACAGTAGAGTTATGCGCAGCGTTTTGTATTTGAGTAAGGTCGTAAGCTACTAAATAGTTAGCATCCCAACCATAGGAAAAATATTGAATATTGCCAACTCTGACATTTTTAACACCGTTACCGAAAAACGTGCTTGCTTGCCCTATATTCGGGTTAAGGTAAATCAACTTCCATGTTAATCCATCATTAAGATTAAATAAATAAAATCTTCCTGCCTGTGCATTATTTCCTGCCATAAACCAATTTTCATCCGGCGTTATTCCCCAAAATGTATTATTTAAATCAACCGATACAGGAAAAGCAAACCGCTTTTTCTCCGCTCCGGTATTAGCATCATAAATCCTCAATTGGTTATCTTTTGTATAAATAATATCTCCGTTTTGTTTTTGGCTTAATGTGGAAATTATAGTTCCTCCGATACTTTCTGTTTGTTCCCATCGTATCGTTCCGTCTAAATTTAAAACAAACATTCTATAACCTGTACTATTAATTATCGCCCAACCGCTTTTATCTGCTAAACACATAACTTGATATATTGATCTGTTGAAATTTGTCATTGATACAACTGTTCCTGTATTTGGATCAACTTTTATTACACGTCGGTTTGTCATATCTATACCATATAAATACCCATCATTCGCTTTTATCCATGCAGCAGAAGTGATAGATGAGAGAGTAACAATAGTAGAAACAATTGGGGATACCACCCCATCTAAATTCGTATATCTAATATAAGAATTTTTTCGATATTTACCGCCCCCAAATCCCCCGCCATGCGCCCTAATATCAATCAACGGCATTATTGCTTCACCTCACTGATTAACTCACCGTCTGCGTCATAAGTAAGTATGAATGTATCTGTTTTCAACACTGTTGTACCGTCGGTGTCATAATAAGTAATTGTCCGCGTTGTATATTGCGGACTTGTGCCACTACTGAGTTCAGAACGAGCAAACAGCGTCCCATCGGCTCGTTTGTATTCAACAATGGTAAAAATGCCGTTGCTATCTTTTCCGCTTTTGTATACGTTAAAAATGCTTAAATTACGTTGCATAGGTTCAGGCGCGCTATCCGTATATGCTTTTGCGTTTGCTTCTGCTTGATTCGCTTTTTGTTGAGCTCCAGAAGGAGTTTCAAAACCACTATTTTGAACATTCGCAAACCAATCTTCCCATTCTCGTTGGAACTCGGCAGTTTTTGAGTTGTACCATGCTTGGAATTGGTTGAATATCTCCGTTGTGTCAGCTTGAATAAGTGAATTCACAAGACCGCACACGTTTGTATCGAGTCGTTCATCAGTCACTTGGAAACCTTCGATGAACGATTTCCCTGCGATGACTCTCACTTGTGCAAGCGAGAGTTCGTATACGTTGTCGTTTCTCGTGAGTGCAGGCGGTGTCGGTGTTGCGCTTGGTGTTCCCTTCAATACAACCGCTTCAATAGAACGTTTTTCTAAGCTTTTATCAAGACGTAGCACAACGCGGTCAATACAGTCGTACGTCGGATCGGCTGTATCAAGTGTGAGCGTATGACCGCCATAAACTTTATACATGTACCCTTGAATCCAAGCATAACCATCAGCAATGTTGACATTCATATTTGTGCCATCGGCTGTGACTTGCAAGTTTGTACCACCATTGAAAATACCGTCTGTCAACACTCGTCTGAAATACTCCGCAAATTCATCCGCTGTGTATTCACGCGGATCTTCAGCTGTCGAATCGAAAAAACAGCTTTTTTCAGGCATTGTATCACCCCTATACGCTTAAATATCTATTTCTATACGAAACGATGACTCGTGATTTTGTGGCATCACTGTCCGAACCGTATTCGATAAGGTATTCGATAAGGTTCTCGCCAGGAACGAGTTGCCAAAATGTGCTCTCCAAGTCAATCCAGTTAAACACGTTTGTTGTCGTGCCATCAGCGTTTTCAATGACAACACTTTTGTTTCCAAATTCCGTAGAAATAACAAGTTTATCCTGTTCCCCTAGAGAACGGCTTACACGCACAAACTCCCCTGTTGTTCGGTTCCATACAACCGGATTGGTTGCAGGACCATAGAACTCAATCGTGACAGGCGTTGAAACATCTCCTTTGTTGTGCAGAATCTTTTTAAACCCACGTTGAGCAAACTTGGTTCCGAGTCGCAACGGAAAAGACAACCCTCCCAGGATATACGACATTTTTTCACTCGTACTAAATTCATCGAGCCAAAACGGTTCAGGGCAAAGAAGATTCACCAGCGCTTTTTGAAGTTTTGGCAAGCGATTTTCTTTTCCGCTTGGAAAAGCTGGAACGTTATCCGGAATAGCTTCGATTTCACGAACAATTCCATTATCTTCGTAACGAAGCTTTCCAGGACCAAGTTTCGGGTTGAATACAGAAGCGAGGTATTGACGCTGTTGCAGCAATGTCGTGGTATCCCTTGTAAGAATGGCGATTTCTATTGAAATGGCTCGCTCTTGCAAAACTGAATCAATATATGTGCTTCCATCTTGAAACGGAGCCTTCTGCATTTGAATATCAGCGTCCACATCACCCAACCCGTCAATGGATTGTAAAATAAAAGGAGCTGAATTTTTCAGCTCCACTGATTGCCCTCTAGCATTTGTGAAAATGATACATTGCATGTCACCACCCCAATTCCATCGCTAACTGACGGCTTACTTGAAGATGTTTTCTTGCTGTTTCCGAAGGTGATAATGGTTTCGGACTGTTAATCGTTAAATATTGATTAACAGAAGGTCTTTGGGCGTTTATATTTAGCAATGATTTTTCCAAAAGTAATAAAAGTCTATCTAATTTATTTTCTAAATTCGGCGATTCAATTTGATTTTTTACAACCAACACATCGCTGTTCATCCGTATTTCATTGGCCGCACTACTTATAGTGAATGCCATTTTGTTTATTCTGTCCGCGAGTCCGTCCGAAATAGACGAAACATCCGGTATAGCAGCAAGCGCCAATTGCTTTGCAGTTGCCATGACGCTTCCAATATTTTCTTCCATACCTTCTATGATACCAGCAGGAATCCAACGCCCTACTTCGTCTTTCATTCTTTGTGAAGGCGACTTAATTTTGAGCGTGGTTTTCATCGTACTTTCGACGATATTGGCGATTTCCTTTGCCTTTTGCTGTAGAGGTCCAATCATAGAGTTCAAACCCTGAATCAAGCCTTGCATCAAATTTTTTCCGATTTCAGCCATGCTTGCTACCATGAGGTTGAGTTCGGTTTTGGTTCCTTCCGTGATTTCCTTCACTTTCGTTATCCACTCATTTTTGTGTTGCTCCAACTCGGCATTCGCCTGTGCGCGTAGCTCAGCAATTTTGTTTGTGTATTCAATCTTCACTTGCTCAAGCTCAATACTTGCAGTATAGCGTAACTGTTGAATCTTCAACTGTGTCTGTTGGCGCATTCCCTCGAGTTCGTTGACCGCTTGCGCTTTTGCCAACGCATTTTTCTCACGCCATAACTGAACGTATTGTTGCAATTCTTCATCAGAAAGAGAATTCAATGCTGAAATTTCGTCGACAGCTCTCGGACCCATATCCCGGAGCTCTTGAAGAAGTCCTTCATCAATCCCGCGCGCTGCAAGAACAGAAATATTGGATTGCCAATCTTTGAACGCATTGACTTGATTGGAGAGATTTTTGAGCAATCCTTGGCCGCTCACGCCGATTTTTCGTTTAAATTCATCAAAAAGCCCTGCAAAGCTATACAGGGATTTCGTGCGGTCTTCAATTGCTTTCGTGTATTCCTCTGTCAGTTTTCGCTCTTCTTCTGCAAGACGGTCGTTGATTTCTTTTACTTTCCGCTCATATTCTTCCTTGGCTTTTATTTCATCTTGATACAATCGCTCGTTAATTTCTTTGACCTTTTGAGCGTATTCATTGTTTAGCGCCGTCAATTTGTCGTGAATCTCTTTTTTTACACGGTAAATTTCCCGTTCATAATATTCTCGTTCCTCAGAGCCTTTTTTGTATTTTTGAATGTAGTTTTCATAGAGTGCAAGCTCTTCTTTGAGAGAAAGGTCGTTGTAGTATTTTCGCTTCTCAACATAAGCCTTTTCTTTCTCAAATTGTTGCTTGAGAAGTTCATTTTTCACACGGACAATCTCTTTTTCTATTTCAATCCGCTCTTTAGATCCTTCTTTGTACTTTTTCGCAAGAGCTTGCCACATCTTCAATTCCTGATCTAGAGACAGCAGACCGAGATCGCGCTTATCCTTAGCATCCTCGAATTGTTTTTTAGTGATAGCCGCTTGTTCCTTTGCTCGCTGATCTTGGACTTTCTTAATCTCCAACTGTACTTTCCTTACTTGCTCTGGAAACTTAGCGTATTCCTTCTGGATTCTTCGAAGCTCTGTAATGTACTGAGAAGAACTGATTTTTCCGAGTTTGAAATTCGTCTGCGCTTTTTCAAAAGACTCATTGAACTCTTTTTTTACTGTATCCGCCATCTTTTTCGCAGCGCTTGTAGCCGTTTTAGTATTCTTTGTGATTCCAATTGCAAAACCATCCGTATAGTTCTTTCCTTCTTTCTCAGTTTCTTTTGATGGCGAATGCGAATCGATGGCTTTTTTCAACGCAGAAAGCGCAGCTTTACCGAGATTCCATGCTGCACTCCAGACACTTCCATTTTTTGATAAGATCGCATTTATAAATCCGGAGACAAATCCCTCACCAGCATCTCTTCCATCATGGCTCTTGAGCCCCTTTTCCGCTGCACTTGACACACTGCTACCGGCGGATTGAGCATTTCCCCTTTGTGAAGACAAACCACTTGCAAAAGTCGATCCTGCTTTCTTTCCGCCACCGCCGTCTGTCGTACTTCCCAGTATGCTTGAAACAAGTGAGCTTAAGGTTTTTGCAATAGATCTATTACTACCTTCTGTTGATTTCAAGCCTTGTCCATGTTTTGTTCCTTTATCTGTACCATGTTTTTGAGCATCGCCTTTGCCTTGTGCCAATCCTTCATCAGTCGATTTAGATACATTTGCTCCTGCAACTTTATTTGCACCAGCTGTGCTTTCTACTCCTTTCTTGTGATTGTCGCCCTTATCCTTACCGTGTTTCTGCGCATCTGGTTTGTTTTTCGATAAACCTTCATCAGTGCCCTTTGAAACTTTCTCACCAGATTTTTTATTGTCGGCAACTGTGCTTTCTACGCCTTTTTTGTGTGATTCTCCTTTATCTTTACCTGCTTTTTCTGCTTCTTTGTTGCCTTTTTTCATTTCTGCCAACGTTTTGTTGACTATTTCAGAAGCTGTCTTTTGGGCTTGTTCTTTCTGCACGCCCATTGCCTCTAAAAAGGCTTGTAAATCTTTTTGGTACTGTCCTTTGGTTTTTTCGGAGAAATCGGACATCTTCTTGAGAACTTCTTCAGTATGAGCTTTCCAACGTTCGATATATTCTTTATCTGACTCTTCTACTTGAACGATAAAACCGTTCATGTCCGTTAAAAATTTCTTTTGCCGTTCGAAGATTTTCCCGGTTGCAATGTCGATGATCTTGCCGCGCTGATCAAGATGAGAAGCAAGGCTGGCCAACGCCTGTTCACGTTCTTGAGCCGCTTTTGCTAACATCTCATTTGTACGGGACTCTACTCCAAGCATCAGCTGATCGTATTGTTGCTGTGATATTCTTCCTTGTGCCAAAGCTTGTTCAAAGACCTTTTGTTTCTCGGAATACCACTTGTTAGCTGCTTCAACAGATTTCTTATAAGTTTCATTGATACGTTTTACATAACCTTCTGCCTCATCAAAAAGAATCTTTCCTTGCTTATCTATGATAGATTTTTGAATTGCTTGGAGCTCGTTTTGTGACTGTGCGAATTCTCTGGCTCCGCCCTCCATCACTTTGAGCGCTTCCTGATATTTCGCCGCAAATTCAGCTGGCATTTTGGAAAGATCATTATTGTATTTCTCGTGAGCCTCTTTTAGGGTGTCTAGTGCCTTTTTGTATGCAGCGATGTCTTTATCAAAACTTTTAATGATCTCATTCGTCATTTCCTGTGCTTTCTTTTTCCCTGCATCGCCAGCGATTCCGTAAACATCATTGACCGCATTAACGAGTTTTTCTTTTTGCGTTTGCAGAGCCGCAATGACTTGATCCGCCATTTTTGAGAATGCGTCAACAACCTCTTTTGAAGTTGCTCTCGCTTTCTCGCCGGACATCGTTTGCAGTTCAATCATTTTGAGCTTTGCGCCCTCGTATAGATCGGTGTAGCTTTGAACAGCTTTTTTTGTTCCGGCGCTCAAGCCCTCTCCATAACGAATAGCCTGTCTTTCGGCCTCTTCTTGTTTCTTCCGCAACTGTTCCGTCTTTTCATGTGCAGCAAAAAGTCCAAGCCCTAAAGTTCCAAGCGCAGCTGTCACGCCTACAATAGCAAGACCGATTGGACCGGAAAACGCCATCAGTGCCCCAACAGCTGCAGTCAAGGTTCCAACGACTCCAACAACTCCCATAATGGCCACACTGAGTGCCCCTGTTTTCGCGATAATCTGTTGGGTATCGGAATCAAGAGAGTTCCATTTTTCGAGAAGTCGGGTAACAGAGTTAGCTGCCCCTTCAAGTGCTGGTGTGAGGGCATCTGTCAATTTGATTTTAGCCGTTTCAAGAGCACCATTCATATTTTCTACAGCACCAGCTAAGTTATCTTTTATCGCGCTTGCCGCTTTTTGTGAGGCCCCGTCAGATTCCCGTAAGGCTTGTGTTAACTCTGCGATTTGTTGTGGCCCTGCATCAACCAAGTTTAAGAATCCCGTCATTGCTTCCGTACCAAATATGGTTTGGAAAGCATTCATTTTCTGTTCTTGAGTGAGTTTTTTTGTAGAATCCCTTAGTACCCTAATTACTCGGTCTAAAGACAGCATGTTGCCGTGAGCATCTTTTATGTTGATGCCCAATTTTTGCATGACCTCACTGCCTTCTTTAGTTGGGGCAATTAATCTTGTTAAGCCCATGCGAAGCGTGGTGCCAATCTGTTCAGCTGCCATCCCACGATCTCGCATAACCGCGGTTGCTGCGGCCAATTCTTCGACAGACATTCCTAACCGTTTCGCAATAGGCGCAGCATATTTAAAGGAATAACCCATGTCTAAAATGGATGCATTCGAACGATTTGCGGCCATCGCAAACACATCAGCAATATGAGCTGACTTGGAAGCTTCTAGACCAAATCCACGAATGGCGGCGGCCATAATTTCAGAAACAGTGGCCATATCTTCGCCGCTTGCCTCGGCTGTAGCAATTACACCAGGCATGGCAGCGATGATTTCATTGACTTTGAAACCAGATACTGCTAATTGTTCTTGAGCTTGTGCCACTTCGGTAGCTGATTTGGTTGTTTTGGCCCCAAGATCTAAAGCTTGGTCCTTCAACTGCTGAATCTGTTCCGCAGTAGCATCACTGACCGCCCCTACTCGGCTCACCTGCTTGCCAAATTCCATTCCAACAGAAACAGCATCTTTCATGGCATACGACAAGGTTGCAAAGCCGGCGCCAGCAGTAATAGCAACAGAACCGCCAATATGTTGCATTTTGTTGCCAATGGTATCCATGTTAGAAGTGAATTTTCCCCAAACAGTGCGTTGTTTGGCCACTTCCTTTTCCATCTGGTTGAGTTTTTGAGTAGTCTGCGTGAGCTCATTCTGTAGAGCATTCAGCTCAGCTTTCGCCTCATCTAATCGAATAGCCAGTTGCTTTGTTTCATTGGCGTCTTGTCCTTTGGCTTGTGCAACTCTTCTATATTCATCTTCCAGCCGGCTCACTACTTGTTGTTGCAACTCAATCTTTTGATTGAGAGACTGAATTTGCAACCCAGCTTGCTTCAATTCGTTTCCGAAATTTTCAGCAGCACTGGACGCCACTTTAAACTCTGCATCAACCTTCTGCATAGCTAAAGACAGGGATTTTATGTCGTTCTCGAACTGGTTGATGCTCTGGTTTTCTTTGAACTGATTGAGCTTTTGATTGGTCTGCGTTAGTTCGTTTTGCATTTTGTTTAGCTCGGCGGTAGCATAGTTTAACCGTCTTGCTAAATTTTGAGTTTCAGTGGCGTCCTGTCCTTTTTTTGTAGCTGCGTCTTCGTATGCCTTTTTTAACTGATCGACTTTTTGCTTTTGGAGTTCAATTTGTTTCGTTAAATACTGAATTTTAGCTTCCGACTGTTTGAGAGCATCACCCCAAACTCCCACACTCGTCCGAGTTGCCTCAAATTCGGATTTCACTATTCTCATCTGCTTGGCGAGAGCGTTCATCTCGCTGTTGAATTCTTTAGAGTTCGAATACAGCCTCACTCGTATGTCTTTTGCCATCCCGTCTCACCTCCCCTAGCCAAGCACTTGATCGATGTAAACCACTTCATCTTTTTTCACTTCCTGTTTTCTGCGCGCTAAAAGTTGCAAATGATAGACAATATCCATGTTATCGATTTGATTTTGTGTGAAGCCGATCTCCAACAATGCGTTATACATGTCGAGAACGGCTTCACGCAAAGTTAGTTTTTTACTTCTTTACTTTCTTCATCTTGTACTAACAGCGCACTAGCTTGTTCAATGTTGCCAATGACATAGTTCACGACCGCAAAGATTGTTTTAATGATCATTCTCGCATCCAGACCTTCTTCCAGCTGATTTACATCAAATTTATTGCCGAAAACATCGCAAACAAATTGAAGGTATTTGTCGAGATCAAATTTTTTGTTATCGGCGGATTCAATTTCTTCTGCAATTTCAGATGCTTGTCTAAACAGTTTCCCGGAGATAAAGGCTGGCGTTACAAAACGTTTGTCTTTTCCGTCTAGCTTTAAAGTGATGGATAATGATTTCATTTGTTTCATCCTCCTTCGAATTTAAAAATTAAAAAAGAGAGAGATGAAAACATCTCCCTCTTACGCTCCTTGATTTAATACAGCGCCTTCATACACCACTTGATCAAACCATTTATTACCTTGCGTGAATTCGGTTCCATCTTCTGCTTGTGCTTTCCAGCGCCCATTGTATTGCAAAGACATAAATTTCAACTTCAATTTTGCCGTTTGTGGAGCCGGTTTTCCTTCTTCCGTTTTACCCTCAATCGGTAGTAGCTCTGGTTTTCCTTTTAAAAGCCAGTAATAGCGATATCCACCGGTTGATACTTTCGCTCGGAACCCAAGAGCTAACTCCATCGTTTCATCATGAATGCTGGCGAACTGAACACCGTTCTCGACTGTATGACCAAAGAGCTTCTGCAGAATGTCAAGTGGAAGATCTGTTGCTTCCATCTCCACATCGATATCCCCGATAGTATTTAATACCGCGTAAGCACTGTTGTCGGCATACACAGTTTCACTTTCAGTCTTTGGATCTACTTTGATACTCACCGCACCTGGTACGGCTTCCGGAGTCGCATATTGAACCCCAGTCGAATCATCTCTGATTAATTCAGTGATATGAAACATATCAAGACCGCTAATGATTTTACCCATGTTCAACACTCCTATCTAAAAATTTTTTGGTATCGCATCGCTTTATGGTACACACTTACATCTTCTTCATACAGATCGACTGAACTGTATCTCGAATACCCTAAAGACTTCATCACCTTATCGACTTCTTTTGCAATCGGCGTTTCTTTTGAGACGGTTGATTCGTTTGTAAAAATACTGATCTGAAATCGTACTTCTGACGTGATTGCTTGGTTATCTGCAAACGAATCGTCAGCATTATTGATTTCTGTATACACGATCCTTGGAAAAGCGTTGACATCTTTCGCTTTTCGATTGTGGAATCCTCCTGTGCAAAGTGAAACTAAGGCTTGATTCGCCTTTAGACCCGCTAATAATTCTGATTTTGCGTCAAAACTCATGGGGATACCCCCTTTAAGCCTTATCAATCATATCCATATACACCTTTTCCATTGCATCCAAAGCCTCTGCTTCACCTTCATCAGCGCCCTTCTCTATGAAGGGATACGGAGGCATTTTGGACGTACCGTATTCCAAAAATTTCGCTCTCCAATCAACCTTTTTATTAGGTCCAACTTCTACAAATTTTCCTTCATCGGTTTCTTTTGGTCTGGAAACGGTGATATTGTCTTGGATATGAGGTTGGTCCTTGCCGCTACGATTGACGTTCTCACGCTGATACTTAGCGATGATTTCTCCGCCCACTTTCAAAGCTTGGTTATCCACCTTGTCTATGTCACCAGCAAGTTTCTCAAAAAACTGCTCCAATTCATCTATTCCATCAAATTCAAAGTTAGCCATTGATACCAACCTCATCGCATATTATTTCAATGTATGACTTTGAATTTTTCGCATAATTAAAGTCCAGGACGTTAAAAATACGGCCATCGCATATAGCTCGCATATCATGCCTCAACTGCTTATTTTCTCGAATGGTGATCTTCCTAGGGGCTCGGATGCCAAGAGCTCCTGCGATCGTAACTTCTGGATTTCTCATGCTGCTGACCCCTTCAATCGCTCCCCACACCGTGAATGCATCCTCATATCCTTCAACCCAGTTGCCTTCGTTGTCTTGAACCTTGGTTTTTCTTTGGAAAGTGATGCGTTTATTCAGTTTCCCGACCGTCATCGACATTCTTACCCTTACCTTTTTTAGTTGTAGTCTGTTTTATCTCATCGCCAAGAAATCCTTTTTGCTGCAATTCTTCTGCGCGCTCTGCATCATTCGTGAAATACATCGAACCTTTCGGATAATACTCTTTTGTAAACTTATCGATAAAATCATTTATGACCGGGTACTGTTTCATGATGTATCACCTCCGTAGGCTTTTAATTTGAGAATAATTGTTGTTAATGATCGTTTTAATGCATCGATATTCATAGACTTGTCGTACTTGTCGTAATCCAATAGAACTTGGATAGCTACTGCTTTCTGATAGAGAGGATAAAGAGAATTTCCCTCTTCTATTTCTGGTACGCCAGAACTCTGCAATTCAACTTTAGCAGCGTCAATAAGAAGAGTGAGGTACGATTCGTCCTCACTCTCATCAATACGCGCATATTGCTTCACAAACTCCATTAACGAAAGGTTTGACATTGTTTCCCCCTCAATCTATTAAGCTTGAGGCGCCACTTTCGCGATTCGGAAAGCCGATTTTAGCTTGATTTGATGATCAAACCAAGCTGTTACCACGAATTGTTCGATACCCGTTTTTACATCTTTATCGCGTTCATATAGCGCCGTTAAATCATAGTTGAAGTGAGAATAAGAAAAATCACCAACGATTGGATAAACGGCAGAATCACAGAATACCACTGGTTTTCCTAAAATTTGTTCCGGTTGTGCCGTATACAGCGTTGCATTTCCATTAGCAAGAGTTTCGATAATATCAGAATAGTCTTGATAGCGCATCACAATTTTGGCATTTTCACGATAGTCTTCATGTAAATCGGCAATTGCGTTCTTAATAGCCTTGTATAAATTTTCTCCAGTTATTTCCTTGATGCCGGAAGCATAGAAAGACATGTGCTCTTCTCCAGCTTTCGGAGTTGTCGCAAACGCGACTTTTTTCTCTTTCGCAGCCACACCGGATTGAAGCGCACGCTCTACATACGTCACAAGATTTGCATCAGAACCATGGATAACAGTCTCCGAAATTCCAGCAAAAACCTTGAATTTATAGCGTCCGAATGTGACAACATCGCCTGTTTGTTCTAATTCTTTTGCTGTTTCAGTATCATTAATGAAGTTGTCATCATCTAAAGAAAAATCTAATTTCGGAATTTCCAGGTTCGTAATCTGCGTTACAGTTGAAAGTTCACGCAACGGATTTTTCACAAATGGTTCTGTTAAGATTTCTGTAGAAAGAGTTTTTGGCAAGAATTTTTCACCGCCGGTAGAGTTACGATCACCAAGAGCTGCGAGAACATCAGCAGGAACTGGTTTTCCCTGCATCGTAGCACGAATCAATTCAGCTTTTGCTTTAATGATACGTTCTTTTGGATCGTCTGCGGAATTTAGATCATTTTTCGCTTCAAATTTTGCTTTTTGCTCTGCTTCTAATGCGTCATGTTGCTGTTTAATGACATCGAAACGCATTTTTAAATCGTCACGAGACTTAAATCGTCACGAGACTTTTGCAACGCTTGAATTTCTTCCATTGTGGCATTCGGATCAATCGCTTTTTCTGCTAACTGATTTTCAACCTTTTGAAGCTGTTGGCCAATCGTAGCCAGATTTTGTTTCAATTCGTAAAGTGTTTTCATCTCATCATTCCTCCTAAAATAGTGTTGATATAAGCTAAATTTGCCTTTGATTCTTCCGCAATTTGCCGTCTTTTTGCCATTTCTTCGGCTGACATGACCGTTTTTTGTTGGTTTTTTTCCTGATTTTTCAGCTGTTTTGGTACGTTTTTGTACCTGTTGAACCATTCATCGCTGATCGACGCGACCGCCTGGCTCGCTTCGAGAACGACGTCGCACAAACCATATTCATATGCCTCGTCAGCTGAAAGCCACGTTTCAGCATCAAGCATCTCTTGAAGCTTCTCGTCATTCAGCTTGTCGCCCGCTTTTTGCAGGTATGTTTGCTTGACGGATTGGCCGATTCTATCCAAATCATCGGCTACTTTCCTCAATTCAGCAGCATTTCCCCATGTAAAAGTCCATGGATTATGGATCATAAGCATTGAATTTTTGTACATATAAATAGTGTCACCAGCCATAGCGATGACACTTGCGATAGACGCAGCCAAAGCATCCACGTAGACATTTATTTTTGCTTTATGTCTTTTTAACATGTTATGGATGGCAATCCCTTCAAATACGCTGCCTCCAGGCGAGTTAATATAAAGATTAATGGTATCAACGTCACCCACTGCATCTAATTCTTTTTTGAAGCTAGCAGCAGAAGTATCTGTTTCATCCCATTGATAGCTAACAATATTACCATAAATAAAAATGTCCGCTGAATTATCACTATCAGCAGACATCTTTATTTCCCAGTATTTATTTTTTTGTACCGTTCCCATTTTATTCATCACCACCTTTCATTGACGGTATATTAGTTATTGGAATTACTAGTCTTGGAAGCTTACTAAAATGTTTTATAAAAGTGATTGCATTCTTATTTTGCCACCAATAACCACATAGAAAAACGATTGAATCAATAAAATTTAAACCATCCATGCTATATACGCTGTTAGATATTGTTCTAATACGCCTTTTCGTCTTCACATGTTCTCTAATACGTTCCTCGTAAAGCTTCGCGCTTTTTAAATTTCCTGAAATGATGAATATATCAGATTCAGGGTTATCATCGAGCGCTCCTTTAACTTTCGTCAAATCAAAACAATCAATCTTGCCCACCTCCCACACCTCCTTTCGATGATGAAGAAGATTTTCTTTGCCTTGGATCCATACTCATCGGATACAAATCACCACTAATCCATAATTTGTCACCTTCTGGTTCTGGCGGTAAATCCTCAAGCTGTCGCACCTCGTTTGGTTTCATCCAACCAGAACGAATCGCCTTGGTGTAGTAATCGGATTGTGCAGCTGTATCACCTCGTAACAAGGCATTTACGTTGAATTTAAAGTAAAAACCAGCCTGTCTTTCGGCTGGTGTAAGCAATTTTCTATTAAATTCTTGCTCATATTGGCGGACAATGGGCATTAATGTAAGCTGAACAAACTCTCTCATCATCTGTTCCATGCTGGAGTAGCTTTGTCCTTCACTGTCATTCAGCATGTGAACTGGAACGTTAAACACATTTGCTACCCGGGAACGGGTAATTCGCTCTGACGTAAAAATATCAGCTGCAATAAACTTTCTTTCAATCGGATCGATTTCTACACCCGGTTCTTGAAACAAAATCCCGCCATTATCCTGATAAAAACGCTTAAAATCTTCAATTATTTGTTTTCGTTTTTCGGTATCCACATTAGCCTGATACTTTAAAATAAACGAATGAGGAGCCCCTTGCATCTCCTTCAAGCTGAACTCACGAACCGCTTTGTCAAAATCGGTTGTGTTTGTCAACACTTTCAATGGATTAATCCCTTTTAGTCCGCCAGCCCCGACAATATGCTTGAAATGTAGCATATCAAGGTTATGAAAGTAGTACGTACCGTTGTTTCCAACCACTTGATACCATAATTCGCCGCTTTCCGTTTCGATGACAGGTTCCACATAGGCCGGGTCTAATGGTGTAATTCGCGCTACCTGTCCACGGATATCACGTTCAATTAGGGCATAAGAGTTTCCGGTTTGATTCCTTATGGTTTCTAATAGCCGAATAAATTCAAACGATGTCATATTCGGATTGGGCGAGTTGATCAGAACATCCGCTGCCTGGTTGGTGGCTAAATCGTAATTTTTATACAGCTTTAACGGCAATGCAGCCAGACTGTTCGACAACCGGGTAATTACACTGAAAATCGTCTCATTGGTAGCCAAAGTTGAATTATCGATACCCCAAAATGTACGGCCAAACCAACGAGAAAAGTCAGATGAAGATGTGTAATTTTTCCATGCTGTTACGGCTGACTTAACTGCAAATTTTAATCGGCTGTACCATTTCAATTTATCACCACCTTTCCTGTTTTATTTGAGCAAGTCACTTAGCGATAGAACACTGATATTTCCATCTCCTTTAGGCGCAGTCATTCTCTTCATGACTTCTGTGTGAGCATTTAGAAACGCAATAAATCCATCTATTTTACGGTAACGGTTCTGTTTCGTCGGCAGCCAGTTTCCATTCCGGTCTTGTATAAGCTTCACGTTATTTAGATACCAACGGAATAGACGATTTTGGTTGTAAATAACCTTTCCGTCTAGTAACAATTCCTTAATATCTTTCATCGCTGGGCTTAAAGTAATGGCTCCTTGACGAACAACTTGTGTTAGAAATCCATAGTTTTTTAGATCTTCTACTAACCGAAACGCATTGGCAGGGTCAAATGTGATAAGGTTGATATTAAATCGCTCCGATTGCTTTACAAACCAATCAAACACATGTTTATAATCGACATAATCACCCGGACAGATGGTAAGCAATCCTTGTTTCTCCCATTCTCGAAAAGGAAGCTTTTCATTATTGAGTTTTACCTTTTTCTCCGGAATGAACGAGTGAGAAAGTACAAAAACCCGCCCGTCATCAAGAGGAAACTCTAAACAAGAGCTTGTGAAATCCTCTGTTTGTGAAAGGTCAAATCCTCCTACACATGAACGACCTTCTAAAGCATTAATGTCTATTATCCCGTCGTTCTTTTTGATGATTTCATAGTCAACAAACGACTGTTCATCTGAACGTACAAAAATATTTAGTCGTTTCGTAATAAAATCATTACGTTCAGCTGGGATATGCTTTCGAGTATTCCACTCTTCGATAAGCGTATCCAAGTCGAGAGTAACTCCAATATTCGGATTCGCTTTAATCCAATTTTTCGGATCTTCAATATCATCGCCTTCATCAACCTCTGCAATAAAATAAAAAGAGCGTTCATCTTCAATGACGCCCTCGAGTACATCTGTTGCTTTGCTGTAATAATCAACTAACGGTCCGTCGAGTTGATAACCAGCCGTAGTGATATAGAGTATTAACGGTTGTTTACGTGCTCCGGTTGAGTTTTTTATCACGTTGATCAATTTATAGTCTTTGCACTCATGAATTTCATCAAAAATAGCAAGGTGAGCATTCAAACCGTCTAGTTTCTCGCTATCGGATGCCTGCGGTTCGATCTTAGAAAAAGTCTTATCATAGTGAATAGCATCTCGAAGCACTCGGAAATGTTTGGACAATAAATGAGACGACCAAATCATTTTCTGGCATTCTTCGAAAATTACTCTTGCTTGTTTCATGCTGTTAGCCAGAAGATAGACGTCTGCTCCTTTTTCTCCATCTTTCGAACACCCGTAATTCGCTAATCCGGATACCATCGTTGATTTTCCGTTTTTTCTCCCAACAAACACAAGACCTTCTTTAAAACGACGAAGACCCGTATCTTTGTGGACCCAACCGTACAAGGAACCAATAATAAAATGCTGCCATGCTTGTGCGACCAGGCTTTGAAAAATTCCTTTTGATGGACGACAAAATGTTTCAATGAATTTAATCGGGCGATGACCTTTTTCTTCGTCAAATATCCAAGGGAATTCTTTCGTGCCTTGTCGTTTTAAATCATTCAGATGCCGTTTGCAAGCTAACTTTACTTTTTTACTTGCAATAATCTTCCCTTTCACCACTTGTTCAGCGTACCAAGTGGTTAGCAGCTTATCTGATGGCTTCGTCAATATGACATTAGAATTTTTCAAAATCATCCACTTCCACCACCTCCGTTACCTTCTTCTCGGAGGCTGGCGTCAATTTCAGCTCGGCTTGGAGCTTCCGTTGCTGTTCAACGATCTTCAGGATCTTGTCAACCGACTTGTTTTCCCGAAACATCTCCTGTGAACCGTTTTTGAAGAGCTCCATAACGCCGCGTTGCTTGATATCCTCCATATGCTCCTGCTTCAGTTGCTCCAGAAGAACCATATTGTCCACGATCATGAGTGTCCGGTCGTTGAGATTGTTCTCCTTCTCCAGTTCTTGAATGAGAATTTGAAACAGCTTCTTTGCCTCTTTATTCTTGATGATCTTCTTTGGTTTAATGGTCTTCATGCTCATCTCACCGCCTCCCTCCCTGTTTTGTACCCCCCTCGCATATGGAGTTTGGCCGCGCTCGAAACGAAGGGCCGCGGCCGGTCTGGAGCCCCTTTGTCCCCACTTTTTGGGGTAGGGGGGATATCTCAATAAACTTCTGGATTGTTCGGCTTTGAATGTATCACCCTGATTTTATTGCTTATTTGCTTCTCCTTTTTACCTGCTGCCTTCTGTCCCTTCTCTGGATGCTCCTCATTGTGACAAGCATTACACAAGCTCTCCAAGTTTTCCGGATCCAATGCTTTCGTCGGATTGTCTTGGAGATGCTCTTTATGGTGAACAACATCAGCTGCCTGAATGATTCCTTTCCTCAAGCAACGCTGACATAGATAGTTATCCCGTTTTAGTACATACTCCCTACACTTACGCTAGGCTGAACTGTTGTAGAATTTCTTTGCTTCTCTATTGCGTTTGTATTTGTCGTAATATTGCTGTTGATTCATCGTCTTCTACACCATATGGAATCATTTGAATTCAGCTTAAACAAATGCTTCAGCTTTGTTTTGAATCTTTGAATAAGCGTTCTCCGGCCACAACCTGATGGAATCCCTAAACATGTGAAGTCCTTTGCTTGTGATAGATCAAAGCCGCAGATATAATTAATCGTGGCTCGTTCAGATTCTTTAAATGGATTGCTTAGCTTAATTGCCTTACAAACCGGTGAACCATTTTCATAATCTCCATACTCAATTTCAATATTAGGCAGTCCAAAATGTTTGTCGTCTTTCGTATGCCAGTCAAACAATACTCTGACCTTACCTTTGATTTCCTCACCTTTATAAAACACACGTGGCACACTTCCGTACTCATCTAATTCAATTACGAGTAATTTATCTTTCATTCTTACACGCCTCCTGTGGACCTACTTCTAAGCGATAACCAGGTCCACCTTCTTCAAAAGATACTTCAATTAATTTGAAGTTATATTTCTCACACGCTTCTTTTACCACAAGCCTTTTCTCTTGTAATTCATTTTCTTTGTGTCTCAACGTTTCTTTTAAACGATATATTTCACCTTCTAGTTTGGGAATTTCCTGCTCTGCTATGTCCCTTATGCACGCAAAAACTGTTTTCTCAAGCGCTCCTAACGTACGTTCATTCATTTCATTTTTCTTCATAGACCCCACTCCTTTTTTTATTCTTGTTCTCCCCAAATAAAAAAGCACCCTAATTGGATGCTTCATATTGTTCCCGTAATCGATTCATTTCTTGTTTGTTCTGCTCGACTAATCCATCTATGCGACGAATGATTTGTTTTACCTTTATCTGATTCGGAGTTGTTCTCGCTTTAGTCCATAACTCATTTATCTTGTCCTGCCTTGCTCTAATCTTTGCATTAGTGTAGAACGAATGATATTCCTGTTTACAGTTAGGACAAATAAAATAAGCCAACTGAATATCACGTTCTATAGTTCTTGTTTGGTAATTGATTTCAAATTCATTCGCGCAGTGATCGCACTTAACGTTAGGCATTGTCTTTACACCTCACAAATAAAAAAGCACTCGGTTATCCGAGTGCCAATGGTAATCAAATTATAAACCTAACTTTTTCGCCATATATCTTTTACCAGCTTCATTCATCATTTCTTTCCAAGAAGAAAAGCGAGTGTTCTCTTTAACATAGTTATCTAATTCAGATTCATTAAGATTCCTAAAATCTTCCTTACTCTTAATATCGAAAGGGCTCTTTTCAAAAAATTCATCGATACTTTTGAATTTGGTAAATGCAGTCATAAAATCCGGGTTAAATAACTCTGGAAAACTTACCTTTCCACTCGCATCTTTTGCTTTCTTTTCAAGATTTTTAAAAAACTTCTGTAAGTCATCAAACCCATCCATTTTGATTTTAATACTCAC